CTCTCAAATATACTAAATTTATTACGTTCGATCTCATCCATAGACATCTTTTTAATATTTTTTCTAGTTTCATGTAATTTTTGTTCAACCCATGTGTCCTTTACAGGATCATAAAGCCAATCAACATTTTCCATAATACCTTTTACAAAAGCGTCTGGTGCTGAAGGATCTGCTACTATATCTGCTGCTGTAGCTAGACGGAAATCCTCTTGAACTTCCATAATACCAAGTTTATTTGGTTTTAAAGAACCCATACCACGAGATGAAACACCTAAATTTGCACCAGATTTTAATAAACCTTTAGCAATATTACCCATGGGTGTATCAGTAAGTTTTGCTTTACCAATAAAATTATCACCATCTCGTTTGAGTTCTGTAATCATATGTGAAACTCTATCAAGATTAATTTGTGGTCCAGCTGGATGACCTAATTCACCATATGCTCTATTGTTTTTAACAACCTCATTCATGTAACGATTTACTTCACGTTCCATAATAGGCATAGGATAAACTCTACCATTTCTATTTTTTACATTTGCTTGAAGAAATATACCATGGATATAATGATCCTTAGATCCATCTTCTTTTGCTTCTGTAATAAATTCAAATTCAGCTGATTCTTCTAGAATAAGTTTCATTTTATCCTCTATAAGCTGATGGTGTAACGTTTATTGCAACGTTTGAAGAAATCAAATCTGTTGGATTCTTCTGCACAAAAATGTATTGACTTGCAGGAAGAACAAAAGAAGCATATTGAGTGGTAGAATTAGAATATAAATTGATTTGTGCTGCAGCCGTAGTGGATACAAATAATATACTAGTGTTATTTACACTATTTGCTGTTGTAACAGAAAAAATATTAGCACTAGCTTTAATTATATTCATTATACATTTCTCCCTGTATTTACATCAGCGGAAAAACTTGGGTAGGTATTTCTTGGTGCACCAGACATATCAATACCACCTTCATATGGTGCTGTCTGTTCTTTTTCTGACTTATCATGATCACCATAAAGCATATAATCATGAACAGCTGTTACATTATCCTTAGCAACTGCAATTTTTGCCTGTACCCATGGTTCTACTACTTGATCGTCATTTAAATGCATTGCTAAAGCAAGGGCTTTATTTGCAAGCGCACGAAGTTGGGTCTTTGCCATTTCAGCGGATTCATCATCTCCACCAAGTAATGGAACTGCTAATGATTCTTTACATGAAGTCATTTCATGGACAGGGCAATATTTACCTTCCTCTGTCATATTGCATGAAGCGGCTTCCTCAAAAGCTTTTGATGCTGATCTATATTTTTCAGCTTGAGACTTGTGATGTGCTACATCAGCACTCTTTTTTACATGTGTTGCATATTTCAAATGATAATCAGCCATATGTGAATATTGGGCTTTTTTATCACCTGCTTTTTCTGCTTTTTTTGCAGCTGTAAGAGAATCTAGTCTATCATTGATTTGTTTGGCTGTAGCTTCTTCAAGTGATTCATAGACTTTTTCAGCATCATCTTTTTTATAGCCATGACGGCTTTCTGATGCTTTGTTTAAAACATATTCAGTATTACCTTTGTAGACATCATCCTTGTTGCCTACTCGATCTTCATGCTTTTCGGTTTTGTGCTTAGCAACAAAGTCTTGTTCTACTTTAGCTTTTGGTGCATAATCTACACCTGGATCGGTGCCAGTTGAACCTGGGACTACTTTAGAAGCCTTGACGCCTCTTAAAATGTCATTAAGTGATTTCGCCATCTTCGGTATCCTCTATATCTATTTCTTCTTGTTCAATAGGATTGAACATTTTTTGAGCTACTTCAATTTTTTTATTATTGATAGCGGTTTCTAATCTAGATGAAATAATACTATTGAATGCAGCTTCAAATTCAGCAGGTTTTTGTTGTGAACTAAACCCTATTAGATCGGTAATATTATAATCAGACATTCACTTATTTCCCTTTATTTCTTGCAAGTATCTGGATAGCCGAACGATACCTTGATTCATCTTGTATTGTTCTATGTTTCATTTTACTTAAACGATCATAGGTTTTTTGAGCTTCTATAATTTTTTTTTGAGAATCATCACCTGCATCTTCATCATCAGTTTCTACTGATGCTTGTGGTGTGTTTTGATCAGATGCAGATACCTCATCACCTGTTGGCTCCATCATTTCCATATTCCAACGAGGGTCTTTGGATTCCTCATCTATTTGCTCATTCATTTCTTCAATCATATCGTCTGATTGCTTGAGGATATTCTTTCTTACCCATTCATTTGAGTAATATTTACCAATGAGATTGGCGCCATCAAGTTGTTGAACAAGTTGAACTCTATTTTGGATGATTTCAGAGTCTTTGAGTTCCATAAAGTAATTATCTTTAGAAAAATCAAATTTGATATCTGCTGCAATATTTTGCCAATCTTCTATTGACATAATTTGTTTTAATACCAATTGTTTTTCTAATAAACTCATAAAAAGTTGTGCAAATCTAGCACGAAGTCTTGTAATAAATTTAGCAAATTTTACTTCATCACGAGTAATTTCAGTTGCTCTACCAATAGAGAATAATGCATCTGAATTTAATCTGCTTACAGGTACGTTCAATGTACCATATAATTTTTTCTGGAAATATAGAACATCATCCATCTCACCGAGAGTTTGCCCACCAGGAAGTGTAGTAACTTCTGTACCTTTACCACCTTCTCTTCTTGGTAACCAATAATCTTCAAGCATGGTCATGAATTTACGATCGTCACGAACTTCACCTGTGGATCCATCGTAAATTAATCTATTTTTATGTTTTACCATAATATCACGGACATATTGTTCCGCTTTCATTTTTGGTAAATTACCTACATCAATATACCAAATTCTTCTTTCTGGTGCACGTGCAAGTCTGTATATAACTAAAGAATCTTCAAGTGTTCTTAGCTGATTAAGCGGTTTAATTGCCTTATGGAGATATGATAAAACCATAGTCCCTTGTGTATCGGTCAATCCTGAAACAATATGCACAATGGAATCTTTAGCAATTTTAAGACCGGTAGTGGAAGGACCTACAGATTTATTCCCATAATTAAAACCTTTATCATTGAAGATAAAATATTCATTTTGAACTTTAGGTATAACGGCTTCGTTTCCGATTCCACCAGGGACTCTTTTTTTATTTAATTCACGGACTTTTCTAATTTTTCTTGGATCAATATATCTAAGTTCTTTAATACCTGCTTTGGTATCTTTATCATCTATAATGACATGATAATATAATCTTCCGTCAATATACCAACGTCTGTATATTTCATAAGCTTTACCATTAAAATTCAAGATATTTAAAATATTTTTAAATTCTTCACGTATTGCTTTTTTAGTTTTTTCTGTAATTTCTAAATCATCTAAAATTATTTGAACTAGTTCATCTTCACCAATATCAATTGATTCATTGACTATTTCATCAACGGCTGCATCAATTTCAGGTTGTAGTGACATTTCACGGTATTTTGTTACTAATTCCGCTTCTGTTCTTACAGTACCATCTAAATCAATATATGTACCATAAGCACCACCAGCGGCTACAATAAGTGCTCCGTCATCAGCCTCTTTCGGGGCAAATGACGGAGCAATCACGTCTGCTTCTACATTTCTTTTAAATTCAAAGCCGAATAAGCGCATATTATTTCCTTAATAGAAGAATTATTCTCCTATTATTTAACCATTCTCGCTAGTGCCGGTAGCACCAGAAACAGTACCTGGATTGCCGCTAGATGGTTGTGAAGAGGAAATAACACCAGAGGCATATGCATAAGGTACCCAATAATCATAAGCAAAAGTAACACCAAATGTTTGGATAGTGTTTGTGGCATCCCAATCTAGATCCATTGGATCAATTGAAGTTGGGAAAATACCATCCACTGTATATTCCTTAATGATATTCCCTGATTTACCAAAATGTGTTACTTTAGCAGTAGTTTTATAAGATTCAAACGGTACAACCTTGATGTTTGAAACGTAAGTATTCATTAATGAAGACCAAGACTCAAACATGTTTCTTACTGTATAATCTTCATCATTAATTACTGTAACAGACCAATCAGGGAATGTTCTATCACCAGCAAATTTTACTTTTCTACCAAAGTATGGAACTTCCACTGAATCAATAATAGCAGGTGGAATTTGAGCTCCTCTACATGTAAAGGTAAATCTTTGTGAAGCATTAGTGTCTAAACCTGGTGGTAGTTGACCAAGTTCTATTTGGAAAAGAGAAGGTCGGGCACCACCTAAAATGATGCCCTGGTTTCTAAAACGATTGATATCAAAAGCCATTGCTTTATTCCTTTAATAATTTCAGAGTATTATCTGAAACCGGTAATTGTGCTAAATTCAACCCCAGTACGAACAGCCACAAAGTTTAGCTGGATGAAGTTAATTGAGCGAGCCGGTTTGATGTAGATATCACCGATAAATTCATTTCTATCAATGACTTCGGGTGTGTTATTTGTAGCATCACATACCACTAGGAAGTCAGTGATACCACGACGACCTTGGACATCTCTCAGATAAGGAACTACAAGGTTCTTGAATTGTGATCTTGTAAATTCATCATTAAATTCAAATAGATAGCTTCTAGCAGCTCTAGAGATTGCTTTCTCAAGAGTAATAAAGAGTCTACGAACATTGATATTTGAGAATGCAGAAGTCTTAGTTGTAGCAGTCTTATCACCAAAGAGAACTGGTCCATCAGCTGGGAAAGAAACAATCGGATTGACTGAATTCTTATAAAGTGTATCTCTGGAAGTCTGATCTGGATTCCAACGAAGTCTCACAACATTCTTGATCTTACCACGATTGAAACCTGCAGGTGACCACCATGGGTCATTTGTTTGATCTGTTCTAGCGCAAAGACCAGCGATGTCACCATTGAGCGGAACGTAGCGATAAAGATCATTATACTTATCGTACTGATATTTGTAACCAGAATCAATCACTGCATATGTGGTATCATTAATAGCACCTGCCCAATTTACTAGAGAAGTAGCCATGTTTGCAGGTGTTGTAATATTATCAGTGATCAAGTTATCTGGTGGTGTGATGAATAGAACACAATCTTTTCTAGTTTCAACAATATTGTCGATGATATAGTTTGCTAAATCATAACCAGAAACAGTTTGATCATTAATAACTGTGGTTTCGGACCCGAGAGCCTTACCTTGTAGGATAAGGGAAACGTCTACCTCTTCTTTATCTTTGAATTGATCATAACCAGTACCGATAACATCTAATCCAATATTTGATTCTGTAAGAACACCGTCGGTACCAAATGAGAAGTTTGCTGTGAATGGCTTATCATTGGTTGAAGTTGAAATCATCAGAGCATTTGCAGAAGCTGCATTTGTTCTATCATTTGCCCACCAAACCCAAGCAGACTGATCATTTAATACATTCTTGTAATAAATTGAGGTACCTTCAGCAGTCTTGGCATCAGTTGCTCTTGAAAGATCGGTAAATCTTTCTAGAACAGTACCTGCTGTTCCTGAAATTCTTCCAAGATTATCAATGACCACAAGGTGCATACCATCAACAGCAGAAGTATTTCCATACTGTGCCACGTAGTTTGATTGTATTGGTGCGTGATCAACTAAATTAAAGTATTCCCAACGACGCTTAATAGAAACGTTGGTAGAATTACCATTTTTAGATGTATTTGCGGAATATGTTGTTTTTAGTGTATTTTTATCAACACATGTAATAAAAATAGATGCTTGTGAAGAATTACTTGCACCTGAAAATGTGTCAATCTTAACATCAATGGTGCCCAAAGTGGTATTACCAATTGTGATCAAATCACCACTTGCAAGGTCATTTTGTACAGCTAATCTTTGAGCATTAGCAGCCGCAATATTTCCGGTTGGAGAGGTAAATACCAATGTAAGTGTTCTAGAACCAAGACCCATAGTTGCAGATGCATTTACATATGAATTTGCGGCACTGTTACCGGAAACCAAATTAATAGTTGATGAGTAAGCATTTACGCTATCACACACACTAATGCGTAGTGAATTACCTAGTTCACCAGGATACTTAGCAATGAATAGTGTGTTTCCGGAAGCTGAACCACCAGATGAAAACTTATTGAGATAATCTTGTCTATTAAGAACAATGTTGTGTGGGACTTTACCCATTTCACCACCAGAACCTAGACCAGCAAAGGCATTATATGATCCATTGCTGTAAGCATCATCAATTCTTAAAGTTTGTTTTTGAGTTTTAACATTAGTGGTAATATTAGTAAGCTGAATATTAGCACCACCAGGAGTCAAACCAAGTGATACGTGTGTGCTATTTGATGCTGTAACAAAATAAACACCATTATCAGTTAAACCACCAATTGGTGCTTGATAGTCTGGCGCATCAAATTTTACTCTTACACCTGGGGTAAAACCTAAAGTAGTAGGATTTGCATTAATATCGATAGCAGCATTAGCTGTGCCACTTTCAGCAACAGTATTTGGAAAGAATGTTGCGGTATTAGATACTACATCGTAAGTGGTATTTGCAACACGAACTACGTAAAGCTGATTGCTATATGCAAGAAAGTTTGCGGCAGTAAAAAATGTTTCAGCATTTAAATTAGTAGGCTTTAAATATTGCTGAACAAGTGTGTCTTCATTAGGGATAAGGATTCTTTGGTTTACAGGCCCCCAACGAAACAGACCGGCAATAGCACCAGTTGATGTAGATACCGACGGCACACCAGCAGTAAGATCATATTCATTGACTTGAACGCCAGGACTTAGCAGAGTAGTTGGCATTATATTCTCCTCCAGAAAGGGTTATTATATTGAAACTTTGATGTATTTATATATTTTCATTTTCTATTGGGAAAAACCAATTGCTTCTTGGAGACATATCAATGATCGATTCATCTTCTCGCCCATCCTCAACAAAACCAAACGGTAGTAATTCAGAAGATATCTCTTCATCAGTCTTTTCACGTAGTCTAGCTAGGGTATTTATGTCTGTTATATCTTTAAAATATGTTTGATCTGATAACCAAGCAAATAGAACTAATCCCATAACCATATCGTCGTGATTACCAGGTTCTGCTTCATATGATACACCTTTTCTTGAGAAAGTGGATAATTCTGAAATGGTTTGTTTATCATAAATTATCAATTGATTTTGTTCTATAAGCAATTTTAAGATAGAACAACCAACAGATTTTACACTTTTTGTAGTTCTAATACCCTTATCCACATTATTACCAAATCCTGATGAAATCTTTTTACCACTTCTACCAGCGTTTTCTGTAAATAGCAAGTTTTCATATTCAAAGTCATAATGGAGTGATGTGGATATTTGCTCACCTAGATCATTTACTTCTACTAATATTGCAGCAGTATTATAGGATTTAGAAACTCTATATACAACTTCTGCATAATCAATTGGTGCAATTAAGTTATTCCGAAATGAACATGTCTGTTTATAAGGCATTGTGGTTACATCTACGATACTGAACGCCGAATAATCCAACCCCTTTCCTCGAGAAACGTCGACAATAGAAATATAAGTATGACCTTTTTCGGGGTTTTCGTAGACGGATAAACCGTCATGTTGGTGCACCGGAATAGCTGCTTGTAATTGTTTTAGTTTCCAGCCAGCAATAAGTGTGCCAGAACTACCTTGAAATTCCACTTCATATTCTTGGGCAAATTTTTGAGTATCAAAATTCATAGCAGCAAGAGTAGCTTGTTTCCAAGCTTCGTCTCTTCCTGGGACAGCAGACCAATGTACTAGTACTGGCTTATAACTATTTTTACCTAATTGAGCGTTTGTCCAAATATGATAGAAATGGTTTAAACCGTTTGGTGTTGAAACAAGAACTAATTTGGTGCTAGCACCAGAAGAAATAGTAGGATATACGGATGTGAAGAATTCATCCCAATTTTCAATAAATGCAGCTTCATCAATAAAGATTAAGTTAATAGAATAACCACGGATGTTATCAGATGAAGTTGCAGCTGCAATAACTCTTGAATTATTTTCAAGTTCAAAAGAACCTTTATTCCATTCTGAAACACCTTGCTGCAACCATTTTGGGAGATATTGATAAGCAAGTTGGATTCTTCCTAAAATTTCTCGAGCAGTATCACCTTTGTTGGCTAGCAAAGCCACAGTCTTATCTGAATTAAAAATGATATACCAAAGAATAAATGCACATGTTACAGTAGATTTACCGGCCTGACGTGCTGTAGCAATAATGGTATAACGTTCTTCCACCATTGCTTTAAGCATTTCTTTCTGATAATCATATAACTTAAAGTTCATCAAACCATGGTCGACGTTGATAATTTTCATGTATTTTTCAACAAAATACACAACATCCTCAGAACATTTTGCATATTCTGCTACGATTTCTGGTGACCAGTTAATTGGCACTCCAGATCGCTTTAAATTTGGATTTCCGTTATATGATCTAAACTGATTAATTAATTCCATTGACATATGTCTTATATTATGGTATAATGTCTATGACAAAACAAGGATGAATATTAGTTATTTGTTTTTCAAGTCTGCTAGAATCTTTTGAAGTTCTGCAGTTGATCCAACAAATAGATTGTTAGTTACTTGTTTGGCTTCCTCATTGTGAGGTTCATCCGATTTATCAATCTCACGAATTGCTTTTTGAATTCTCAATAATTTCTCTGAGGCATTTACCACAGTTGTCATTAGATTAGATAATACTTCAAAATCTCTAGCATTCTGAGACTGATCTGCTATTTGGGCCATTCTTTCAATAGCATCAGATCCGTTTTGGATCACTTCACGCATATTGGCTCGAGCAAAGGTAAAGTCTTCCTTTGCCGAGTCATTTTTTGCATTTGCTACTATTGAAGCAATAGCATTATTATTAATTGTACTTGGTAAATTCAATGCATTTCCAATTGGATCATCGTTGTTCATATTAATCCTGATGTAGTATAGGTGCATCTGGGACATAATCTTTACCAGCACTCTTAAGTGGCTTAGTCTGGGTTATATCTTTTAAAGTTTTCATCTTAAGTTTACGTTTAATCCTGATGTACTATATGTGCATGCCAAATGTGAATTTTTCTTCCGTGTTGATGATAAACAGATGGCTTCTTGTGAATTTTTATTTTTGTATTTCTAGGAAGAATAGTTTCATGTTCACCTTCATAATTTGATAGATGTGATACGTGTAAACCTTTATCTTTCTTTTTTATATGAAGATGAAGGATGTGACTATCACCGCCGTGTCTAAACTGTTTATCATAAGCAAAACCATCAGCAGTGTATTTATCATGAGATAAAGAAGTGTAAGCAGGAAGATGTACACGCCCATTCTTATTCTTCATATGGGCAGGATTAAATCCTAAACCAGAATAAAGATGCATGTTATGACCAATGTGTCTTTTAGTGGCAGTGTCTAAATGATGAATTGTTTGATGATGATAAGAATCTACATTTTTTTTATTCTTATGTGCATAAATCAAATGATCATTTAAATCACGTGAACTACTTGAATAATTTTTAACGTGGTGAATTTCATTGTGATTAAGGTTATGATTATCTTTAACATGATTAGCTAGTTTTTTTGATATATCATGAGACCCAATACCTATATGTGCATTTTGATTATGATTGATCCATTTTTCATAATCTCTATGTTTATCAACCTCTTCTTTTAATTTGCCCACATGCTTGAAATGAACCGGTTCATCTGGCACATAATCATCAGATGATGATCTATGATTAATATTTTGTTTTGCAGCAGGTGTCCCCCTATCACTACCCATTTTAAAGTGAATCGGTTCATCTGGCACATAATCATCGCCAGCGCTTTTGAGAAGTTTAGTTTGAGTTATATCTTTTAGTTTCTTCATTTTAATCTTCCGTTATATCAATGACAAAACCATAATTGTCAGTTGATTTAATTTGTGAAACAGGGATTGATAGAGCAGAATTTGTGGTGGGTGCACCATTGGCAAGTAAACCTGGCTGAATTGATATATTAGCAACTGGATTGCTATTCCCAACACCATCAATCAAATCATCAACCGAAGGAATGTATAGATTTACATCTATATATTTAATAACACCAGATTTCTTTACTGGACCAAATAGATAACCTTTCATGGTAAAATCCAAAGTCCAAACCAAAGCCCTACGATCTTTAAAATCACCGGTATATGTATCCTCAGTGCTGACCCTGTTTAGAATCAGAGGGATATCCATTTTTACATTCATTTCTGGAATCAGATTGACTGTTGTGGTCCAATCTGGTGTAAAATATGGAAGAATTTGTTCTACTATTTTAGTGCCATCTTCTGCATTTTTTACGTATATACTTAAAGAGAATCCAATATTATAAGGTACAGGACTGTATTGATACTTATTTAAATCTGGATTATCAGGATCTATTGATGCAATACGATGTATTGTCTGTCTTTTTCTATCACCGTCATAATCAAATCCGGTAATTTCAAATGACATAATTGGAAGTTGAATTGCAGTTTGTCTATCAATATTTGGATCTTGGATGACACGTGTAAGCATCTTTTCCTTAGGACCATAACCAATTGGCACCTTCATAAGAGAAGTTACTTTTCCAGTATTATCTGTTCTTGAAATTTTGATATTATTGAAAAGAGTTCCAAAAAGAATGACATATTTTCTAATTGAAGAAAAGTAAAATGGTTCATTGGTAAACATTAAATGAATCCTTCACTGAAAGGATCTTTCTCGGTAAAATCAATGAAATCATCTGATCCTTCTGGGAAGTTTATACCTCCGGATTGTAGAATATTATTATCCGCAAATGGATTGATTGTTTCAATATTGTATTTTTCTACAACCAAAATGTTTTCAGATTCATCAGTAAGATAATCACCATTTTCATCAAGTAGAGCCCAATCAATAATATTTGAAGAAAACTTTTGTTGAATGATATCAATATCCGGATATCCAGTATCAAATATTTCATTTGAATATTCAAATAGTTCTAATGTAAGTTTCCAAGTAGGAAGAGTTCCTAGTTGATAGAACATTGAAAACTTATCAACAAATCGGATAATAAAGCACTTCTTATTGAGTGGGAAGAATAGCAAGTCACCTTCATTTGGTCTTGTTTGACCAGTCAGTGAACCTACCTCTTCTGAGAAGATTCTTTGTGCAATGATAAGATTAATTTGATCACGTATTTCTAGACCAAACTTGGATGCAAAATTCCCATCACCAGAGAATCCATCTATGGAATCAATGTATGTTACAATTTGATATGCTTTGGTATATTTTGATTGGTCATCCTCCCCAAGTAGTTTATCATAGTTTACTACTTCACGTGGGAGATAAAGCATGTCTTGCCCATACATACTAATGGATTCAATAATCAGATCATGAAGAAGATCTTGCTCCCCTGATGATGCAAAATTATTGAAATAGAAATTTGCTGATCCACGCATTTATATATTTCACCCGATAAGATCGGTTACAGGTAAGCTGTAAGAAGTAATCATTTCTTTTTCGAGATCAAGTCTTTCTTGGAGAGCTTCTTCATAAATTTTTTGTCCATTAAATTGAATTCCACCTGGAAGTTGCATACCTTGGAACTTCTTAAGGTTGTTTCCCCATTGTAATTTAATCAAGCAAGTTGCATAACGAAGAAGCCAACGATCAGCCCAAGCATCTGTATATACATCTGGATCAACTATCTGATAAGCCTCTGCGACAATATAATCGCCGGTACTTATAATATTCCAATCCATATCAACATAAAGACGATTCATATGGCGATTATATCTAATCGGTTGTTGACCGACAAGCATTTGTTCTAGAAACTGAACATGCTGTAGTGCCATATAATATGGTACCATTGAAACTGAAGTTAAAGTGTAAAGATCATTCAGCGCAATCTGATAACGGATATTGAATAGATTATTTGTATTCAATGCCTGACCAATTGGGAATAGATTTACTACACCTATGACATTTTCAGGCATAGGGACATAACGATCAATTTTGGTTTGATCTGTTACTTGGTATTTAAAATATATTTTCTCAGAACCATCAAAGTGATAATCCCAATAGTATTTTAAAGCTTCATCAATACGATCATCCACTTGGTCATCATCGACGTTTATTTCAATGACAGGTTTACCCAAAGCTCTTAAGCAATATTCTTTGAATGTGGATCTTGAAGTTGGTAAAGCCATTTATATAGTTCTCCAATTAATTCAGTGAGCCTGAGATCACAAAAGTATTTCCAGCCACACAAGTGATAGATGCTAATCCTCTTTGAAGAAGCGTTCTATTTCCTGTATTTGCAGTGCCTGCTTGGTACATTGTCACACCGGCGCCAGCTGTAATTGTCTGATTTGCTGCTGAGTTATTGAACACCTGAACATTGAATCCTGTAGGAAGAACCACACCATTGACTGTAACACCACCGGTGGTTATGTTTATAACCTTACCATTGTCACCAAGAGTCAGTGAATAAGCTGCACTGGCTGAATTGACTATATAATAATTTAGTGCTTCAATATCAACAAATGCGGCTGTACCAAGATCAACTGCTCTGGGTACTTGAGTAGGTTCTAGACCAATCCCGGAAAATGTAACAGCACTCAGAGTGGCATTTAATGATGAATTTCCAAGAGTAAGCAAACCACCAATTACCACATTACCTGAAATGTTTGCAGTACCAGTAACTGCTAATTTAGCATCTGGTGCAGAATTAGAAATACCAACATTTCCACCGGTAACTACATATAAAGTTGTTCCTAGTGTGGTGGTATTAGTTGTTGTGGTTAAATTGGCTGAAGTTAAGCCGCCGCCAATGATAGTATTTCCTGAAACGTTTGCAGTACCCGAAACTGCAAGTCTAGCATTTACTGTAGCACTAGTACCAATTCCTACATTCCCACCGCTTGTGATAAACATTAAGTTGCTATAAGTGCTAGCACCAGTAAGTTGGTAAAATGCAAATGAAGTTAGGGCCGCAGAATCGGTATTCCAGAATCCTAAATCTCTAAATCCAGTTACAAAGTTATAACTAATAGATCCACCAAAGAAAGGGCCTGGAAGATTAGCTTGTGAATTACCACGCAATTGTAAGATATGTGTATTATTTGGAGCAATAACTGATAATTTTACACCAGGTGCATTTGTACCAATACCAACGTTGCCATTAGCAACGGAATATAATGTTGTTCCTAAAGTAGCAGTATTTGTTGTTGTTGTAAGATTTGCAGAAGTTAAGCCACCACCAATGATAGTATTTCCTGAGATATTAGCAGTGCCAGAAACATCAGCAAATGTAGAATTTACAAATAAGCCATTTGCTTGTAAAGAAATTGAATTTACAGATAAACCGTTAGCCTGAAGAACCGTAGAATTAGCAGCAAAACTGGTGTTTACTACCAATCCGTTCTTTACTATGAAGTTTGATTCAGCCATTTAAATTTCCTTCCCCGACTTAGAGCCACACCCTTGAAGGTGTGTTAGGTGCAGGAATAGTTGTGAGTGCTTTAAACTCTAGAGGTTCTGTAGATCTTATATTTACGTGATAACCTGTAACACCTGGGATCAAACCTACTTCATCAATGTTGTGGTTTGAATGATATCCAGCTTGCGGATCTTGAATAAGGATGCCATCCAAAACTGCGTTCTTGATCCACATATTACGTGACTTTTCTTTTATGAAATAATCGTACATTTCTGGTTTCCTTAAATTGAAGTCACGTATATACCCTGAGTATTACTCATGGCTACTGGAAAATAAGCAAATCTCTTAAAGTGTCCATTCAAACCAGAACTGGTGGCCCAATTCCAAAGAGCACCGAGATAAAATCTCTCAACTGCGGGTAATATTGAAGGATTAAATGTATGAGTTTCACCGATTGCTGTAGTTCTAGCTTCAGTTAAATTAATATTTGCACCACCTAAAGTTGTTGATAAAGCAAATGCTGATGCATTTGAGAATGACACATAATAATTTGTATTCCCAGATAAACCGGCTATAGGTGTATTTCCGGTTGGAACGGTGTAAAATAGTTTATCACCAGACATAAATCTACTATTAGCGGTGCTTAATAAAATTACGTCAGTAGTTGCATCTACACCAGCTGTATTGGCTGTTACACTTCTAAAAAAGTTTGTTGCGGAACTTGCAACAGAGGTACCATTTCTATATGAATAAGTCCCTTTTGGTCCGCTATATGAAAGTGCAATGTTATTATTACCAGCAGTTACGCCAGAACTTGTAACAGTGCTTGTGCCTATAGTTGTCCAAAAAGTACCGGTATTAGATGAAGCTATATACATTGATCCTCTTGCAAATGCATTGCTTTGGCTGAAGCCCATAATATCTCGGGTATTTGTATCCAGAGCAAATGTGCTTGGGAGAACCAAGCTAACAAGAACTGTTCCTTCATAAGTGCTAGTATTATAAACACTAGTGAAATTTGCACCCTCAATAGCTATTCTTTCGGATGCCCGTGTTGCAGTAGAAGTTGTGGTTGGGATATAACTTGTGCCAGTTCTATCATTTTCAAGTTGACCACCCCAAGCAAAGTAAGTTGAATTAGCTACTCGAGTGTTTGAACCATCTGCAGATGCTGAATGGAAGTTTAAACTTATACCAGTTTCACCAGGGCAATTTGCAGAAATTCTACATCTGTACCATCCATCTGCATAAGTGTCAATTGCTGCAATTGGTGAATTGCCAGATCCAATAACTGAATTGGATCCTAAAGCACCATTACTTAAGTTAAACCATGCTGCAGCGCCATTTGCTGATCCTGCTCCAGCCACAAATAACTTTATCCAGGAGGCTCCAGAGTTAGGACCAGACTTTAAAAATACGGAGCCTGATGCTAAATTAGCAGTTGCAACTATTACAGACTGAGTCATGAGAGCGGTGTTGGCAACACCTTCAATTAAAAGATCCGCTGTAAAGTTGCCATCTGGAGAAGTAGTATTATTATTTGAAACTGTTATATCGGTGGCTGCCCACGTGGTAGAGAAGTTTTCACTTTGAATAATATAGTTAACTCTCTGTTCTTCACTGAGAAGTCCTAAATGCATGCCATTTGAGGATGAGTATTCAAAGCGTGGTTGATCTGTAACAGCTGTAACTATAGTTCCATTCTTTCCCACGTAGGTGGCATTTGATGCCCTAGAGAAAGTTATTCTTGGATCTAAGAAGCCTGGAGTTTTAAAAAAGTCTATGTTTATGCTTGGATTTGGTGTCATTTCGGTTCCCTTTCCCCGAAGTAGTTAAATTTCTGTTCCTGGCAATTGCGGAATGATAATAGTGACATCCGTTAGCGTACCATCTTGTAGTGTTACTTTTATTGTATATTTATTTTGTTTAAGTGAATAAAAAGCATTATTTTTATTCACTACATTAATTTTACGGCTTGTCATCTAGACACCCTAGGGTTTACTACTATTATCCCCTCAATGAGCCTGGACCTGATAGTCCCTACCGATACTTCGACATCATATACATATCGCCCGAATGGGACTGTGTTTGTTGTTGCAGCATTCATGGACATTGTGATAAGTCCAGCATTTGATCCTGTAACGGAAAAAGTATAAGCGTTTGCTGATGTATAAGATTTTCTCATTTGTGAGTTTACTGTGTAGCTAGTAAAGTCTACCAAATTGTCGTTTTCGTCTAAAACAGTTATTTCAGCAAAAAAAGTTGATCCCTGGTCCAAAGTCAGGTTTATTTTAGCGGACATTATATCACCACCGCTGTTCTAGCTAGTTTGATTACTGCATTTGCTGTTGATGGGGTGAATCTTAATTGAAAGCTAGTGGATGTAATATTCACATCAAATGTTCCCATGAGAGAGTTTGTAAAGATAGTGGAATATTCGGTTGAGTATGGAGTAGTATTGTCATGAAGCACCGCAATTTTTGTGACCTGATAAGATCTAGGTGTTGTTGTGGTATCAGTCACCTGCACTAGATATTCAGCGGATCTAAAGATAGTGGTATCAAAGATATCAACATTTGCTCGAGCTGTGGAATTATTGAATGTATAAGAATTTGTTGAATAATGAATTGCACCATTTACAATAAGAGCGCCTGTAATTGCAACATTAGATGAAAGAGTAGTATTTCCGGTGATTGCAAGAGTGCCACCGATTACAACATTACCTGAAACATTAGCTGTGCCGGTGACTGTTAATTTAGCATCTGGTGAAGTATTCCCAATACCAACATTACCACTACCAGTAATTCTTACTCTTTCTAATGTTGTATTAGCATTATCATTTTGACTACCAATACCAACGTTAAATGATAGATATTCGTTACCCCAGCCGCCAGTGCTATACCCAGATGTGATATCTGAAGATCTTCTTGGGAGTACATCAGCACCAGTAGCAAATGTACTATAGAAAGTAAGCGCCGAGACTTCACCAACAACGTTGTTGGTTCTTAGGATAAGGTTTGTACCTGTAGCACCATTTGCAAACTTAGAATTGTATGATCTGATTGGACCAGCAACATCAAGTTTGGTATTTGGTGAAGAAGTGCCAATGCCGACATCCCCGGTAGTCACTATATAAGCAGCGGTACCGATGCTAACGGCATTTGTTGTGGTTGTAAGATTAGCAGAGGTCAAACCACCGGCAATAATAGTATTACCAGAAACATTAGCTGTACCAGTGACGGTAAGCTTAGCATTTGGAGTTGTATTTCCAATACCAATATTACCATTTGCAGCAATGTCAATGCCACCTGCAGCTGCTGAATCAGAGTC